ACTCGCCGCCGTATGCGCCGAACGCGATAGATACAAGAAGGCGTTATCCGCAATAGCAATTGGTGGACTAAAATACATGTGGCACGCAGAGAACATCGCTATGAACGCGCTAAAAGATGTGAATAATGAAAAATAACGAAATTCTTATGGTGCAAATCAACTCTAGCGGGGTAGATTCTGGCGAGATTGGTTACACAATTAATCATTCTGTTCTGCACAGGTTATTCAATGACAGACCAGCACAGTCTGCGGCGAATTATTATCGTGATATAAAGCACCAACTTGACCTGCTCAATGAAAAAGTGGATGAGTATTATGTTGACAGTCGCACCCCATAACAAAACACCAACCGATTATGGCTGGTGCTTCGTCTGATTCCCTTTCGGGAGTCTTGGGGGGGGATGAATAGTTTACCACCGTTACCGTCGCGTGTCAATCACTATACGGCTCAAACTTGTACAAATCATCCCAATATGACCAGAATCCATACGCCTGTCCTTCACATCCCTTCCCACCTATACAAATCTCCACATACGGAACATTCCCATCTGTCGACCAGCGTTGCCAAGTTGCGTAATCCACTTCTGCATTGATATGATTATGCACCAGCGTTACCCACAGATGATACCTGTGCGAACAATCTACCACCAAGTACGGCCCTTCCCACAAACCACCCGTAGGACGCGCATACACCGTCTCTCCCATATGTGCACAAGTCATTAGGACAATTCCCCCCTTATATCCTTGTAGCGACATTCCTCTATTTTCTACAACCTGTTCCATAATCCCATCAGCATAGTAAGTTACCGCGCCGACCGTATGCTGCGGATACCTGACCATCCATGACTCTTCGGTAATCATGCCTGGTACGCAATGACCCCTATCCTCGTACCCGTTTTCATAAATACCATCATCGACTCCACATTCTGTTTCCTCCGTCTGTGGCGCGTCAGGCATCGTTTTTGGACTAACACTATTTATAACGTTGCTAAAATCAATTAGAGACGCGTTGAACCCGTGAGGTAAATAATCAAATCCGCTCACAATCCCGAAATTACCCGTTACTTTGATTGATTTCGCATAGTCATCTACTACAATTGGGGTAACGGTTGCTAAAAGACTGTTTTTCAAATCCTTATCATGCGTATAGACATCGTTGCGTACATGCGCATCAATAACCTGTGCAACTGGTTCATTCTCTTGCGCAAGCATCAAACTACTTTGATACTCGGCATAGTTCCGATATTTTATTTCGTTCATTCGCCAAATACGGTTAGGATATTCCCCTATATCAAAACTCATCACATTATCTACCCACCATTGACTATAATTGACTGCGACGCTTTCATCTTTATTCGGCGGAGTTAACCCTTTCCAGACTTCAACGTCTCTAATCATCCATTCATTCACGGTCACATTTCCAGCATATCCTTCTACCATCCCCCACCGTTTCGCGGTTTCCCAATCGACTTCTACAACTTCTTTGATATGGCTAACTGTCACCCACATATGCACCCTTGCGCTTGCGTCCGTGACCAGAAACGGGCCTTCCCACTCGTGGTTAGGACGCTTCAGCCAGACAACTTCGCCCATATCTGCCGGTGACATTAGCGCGACTCCGCCCGCAAATCCAATCAAGTCCATGCCGCGCCATTCAGCAGTAGCTTCCATTACATTCTGCCCGTACCACACTGCTTTCCCCATTGCATGTTGCGGTTGCGGAGTCCACCACGATTTATTCGTTATCGTTCCAGGCACACACTGACCCCTATCGTGATACGCGCATCCATTAGCTTCTGTGTCAGTCACCATCATGCCTAAAGCAAGCGCAAATATGACCAACGCAATTGTTACTATGCGTTTCATACGGTCTCCTAGTTTAGTTGAATAAATTGGGTTATACGTTTACCGTGTGATTAGTGCGCAGATGTAATCCCCCATCGCGCATTTGTTAGGTGAATGTGCTATCTCCATAGGTGCGATTATAAAGCACACCTACATGCGCGTGTCAAGTGTCTAAAGATTAGAAAAAACCGACGGTCTTGTGAAATATTATACAGTTGCTTTCGTACTTTTTGCTTTAGATTTACGACCGCGTTGTTCCGCAATAAAATCCGATGCTTGTTTGTCGTGAGCCATGAGTAGCGCGGTATTTGCCTTGACTTCTTCCGCTATCCTAGACATACCTTTAGAATGGCTTTCACTAAGTTCCTTGACCACTACCGCCCACCGTTCATTCTGCTTATCCATCCATTCGCGCATTTCTTTCAATAGTCTTAGCGAGAAGTAGATGAACGCGCCTAGTGCGCCTGTGTTGAATAGTAATCCGGCTATTTCGTTATTTTCCATAATTGATTACTCCCTAAGTGTATTGTTTACCACGATGCTACCACGTTGCTAACGTCCTGAACGCGCCATCCGCCCACATTTTTACATTATTGTTCACAGTATTTATCACCATCACACCATTTGCTAACGGACTGGTTGGGTCGCCGGTAGTAGTTTTGACAATGACGGTAGGATATTCTTGTGATTGTAATTGTTGTATCGTGCTTTCCATATCGCGTAGTCGCTTAACTATCTGAAACCCTACATCTTCGTTGCGTAATTTCTTATCAGACATGGTCTATTTTACCATTATTTTATTCAAACGGAACGTCCGAATATTCTATTGAAATATCCTCTTTTCTATCTAAGTTCACCACAACCACAGCTTGCGTAATCTTTTTGTTGAATACCTCGCCCCGATATTCTGCCGTTACTCTATCGCCCCAATGATAATCTTTCCCATAATAAGTATCCGGTATCTGTAACACGGTAAAATCGAGCGTATCCCTTGAACCAGCGCGTAGTTGCAATTCAGCATCCCCAACCGCGTTCAGTCCTTCAGTCTCAGTTTCCTGCGTTGCGCTAACAGTGTGTTCAATCCTATTCCAGGGCGAAATAGCCTGCGCATCGGTGTCTTCCCGCACAACGACTACGCGTTCATCCTCAACCCCCTGACCTAACACATAGAACGCATTCTGTTCCTCAGACCTATTATGAGACAATGCGGGAACGGCCATATTCCCACGTCCCAAAGCGAACACAACTGGCGCGTTACCCGCCGCGTTCAGTCCTGTTGCTAAACTTAACCCTTCTATTGTCCTATCCAACCCACGTTGACCATCGTACACTTGAAACTCATACAACGCGTCACCAACTCCAACTATGTCAAAATCTACTTCCGTAGCAAGCGCAATTCCCTGCAACGTCAATAGCAGGTTCTTATATGCACGTGACCCTTCCCACGCAAGACCGTTCCCTGCATCACCTTGTATCCCTAACCCTTGCATGACGTTATCTGCTAATCGATTATTGCTTTCTAACGCTGCTGCGCCAATATTCTCAAACACGTACTGTTTCATCACCGTTTCGCCAACACCTGATTTCATCGCGCCTGACGATTGTGACGGATACATGATATAAGCACGCGCTAATAGGTGTGCATATCCAAATCCCCACGCAACAAAACGTTCCACATCAGTTGATAATGTAAAATCGTTATCTGTCCTAAAGAACCCTTCCCATTCTAAGTACCAATTCAACCCGACCGCTAAGTTACGCCGCCAAATCTCTATCTGATAATCTGTTATAAATAGTGTCCTACGTTCATCCTTACCGCTAATTTCTACCCGACAACTTCCATGTCCATTGATAAAGTGAGTATATTTCATTGCGACAATAGCGTCTTGGTCAAATTCTGCAACGACTTCGCCGTCGTGGTTCTTGAGTCTGACCTTGTATTCGGCATGACCGATGAGGACTTTTGGTGGACGTTGGTCATGTATTACTCGAATAGTCTCTGCTAATATGATTTTACTATCACCATCGGATAGAACAATATAGCTGGAGTTATCGCTTGCTAAAAGAAAACTATTCTTGTGCATTTTTATCTATTCTGACAATTCGTGCCGGACGCGGGCGTAGGTCATGCGACTGGCACAAACTCCTCGCTATCATGACCTTCTTCTCCGCTTTGGCAAAGCCACCTGTGTGTGTACACGTTGGCGCGTTTCGTTTCCTTGCCCGTTATTTTGTCAAAGGTCGAGCCGTTGCCTGCTGCGCGGTTATATCTCATTTCCAATCCGCACACCGAGCAGAATTTGTGGTTGTTCTTCAATGTCTGCGGCACGGTCAGATATTTTGTAGAGTTGTATAAGTCGCTCATCTCTTACCTCTTTATTACTATGACAAATGATGTGCGCACATCTATCGGATTGGTAACCCAAGTAGGGGTTTCCCACTTCAATGCGGCTTTATCTCCTGCAACAACCGCAATTGATAGTCCTGTGTTGCTAAAGACTTCTAGGCTCAGGTCATTTTGAACCGCCGCTGATATTACGGTATCTGTTGCATTATTTAGCCGAAATGAAATTGTCGAAGTCTCGGTCGTTCCACCAGTCCCGTTCCGAAATGAAACGTAAGCAGCAACAACTGTTCCCGCCAGGGGAAAGGTAAAATCCACCAACCCTGGCGCTGTTCCGGGCGCAGCAACAGCAGCACCAATATAGTATGTGGTCGCATCGGCGGGGTTAACGGCGTTCATGAAACCGTTTATCACATAATGGTTATCCGCCCACTCCGGCGCGGTCGCCGCCCCGTTCACAACAAGCACCTGCCCCGCCGTGCCTATGGCGAGGCGCGCAATATTTCCTAACGAATCTCGATAAGGTATATCACCCGTACCTGTTAGAATACCGCTTAAGATTCTTTGTATCCGCGTCTTTCTATCTTTTGCGGCGGTTGAAACATATAATAAATCTGTTGGGGCGGGCGCAGTGTCTTCAGATAAATCGAATACTCGTTTATCCATTTGTTACTCCTAAAAGATTCTTGCTTGCGCAAATAGTGGTTTTGTGGTATAATTTCAACAGTTTGATAAACAATTGTTTGAAAGGATTTGATAAAATGAATAAGAAAACACTCGCAATTCTAGTAATGATGCTCATTTTAGTCGCGCTTGCTGGTTGGTTTTTGTCCGACGATAACGACTCGGTTTCAGATGTCACTCTAGAACCGAGTGTGACTACCGTTGCATCTACCGAAATTCTAACTGATGCACCTTCCATCACCGAAACACCTTTTCCAACCGCTGAACCAACGATTGACTACGACTATTAATGACTAAATCTAACGTGTCCATTCTTTTATCCATCATTCTACTGATTGTAGTTCTTATACAATCTACCAGAATCTCTGCGCTTGAACAACAAATATACCACGTATCGGATAATTTCAAAACGGGTCTAGTCATTGAGGGTCAATCCACCGATGTTGACAAGGACGGTCTACTTGCGCTTTATTCACTAGACCAATCCCGTTCCTTCTATTCAGAGTTCCAAATGCGCTCATCCGGTTGGAACGAGTTAGAAATGGACAATTCATCCTGTAAAAAAGCTGGTTGTCAAGCACTTTCGTTAATCTCTCGCATCGACGATGATGACCAGTTGAACACCATGCTCTACCTTGACACCTATACCAACGGTGTTCCGCAATCGGGACTCGGTAGCGCGTTGGCTCTACGCACACAAGCGCAAGATGGGTCAATGGAAACTCTTGCAACCATTACTGCTACTCGTGACTCCTGTGGTAATCCAGTTCTTGTATTCATTGTCGGCGGTGTTCCTTCCGTTGCTATCACGTCTGAGGGAATTGTCCCTTACGGTCAAGCTGATTGCTAACCTAACTAATACCGTATAACGTCACCTTTGTTCCTGATAAAAAGTTGCCAGCACTCACAAGCATGGTAATTTTGTTAATTGGTTCAGTTTTCAACCACATACCGCCTGTCATTCCTGATGTAAAGTCAGCAACAGCAGCACTTAACATCTCAATACCACTTTTCCACACATTCTTGAAAAAAGTTGTTTCAGCATAATTAGCTATCCAAAATTCTGCTTCTGCCGCATAATTAGCTGTCGCATCAGTTCCAGGCGCAAAGAACAAGTCAAGGTCTAACCCGTTCGCTGCTGCTGCTGCCGATGCTGTTACGTTAGAACCACTTGCGCCCTGAATATGATAATTCGTATCAGTATCATCGTTAAATTGCAAACTGACAACTTGTTTTGCTCCCACTCCAACTAGTCGAAATTGTCCAACTAATTTCAGATGCTTATACTCGCCCGAAATATTCTCAAATTCTATCAAATTGCTAGTACCATCGGGTTCGATAGTCTCAATTTCTGCAATCGTAACTACGTGAGCCAGCGGTGTACGCGATGGGGAACGCTCATCTGTGACAGTAATAACTCCAGCCGTCGTGATACGAACCTGCGCCAATGAAACTTCCCATAGAGTTCCTTCAGTCTGAGTAAGCGTTGGCGCAGTAGGACTTGCGGCTTCCGTTCCTACCAAGATTGTTATGCGTATTTGTTGGTCAACCCATGTTTTACGTAAAACAATTCTATCAATACGCGGATTAGACGCAGGTGTATCTATTGACTTCGATACCGCAACTGTATTTTCGTAAAGCGTTCCGTTTACCAACGCCGCGCCTGTTGCGACTTTTGCACCACCTGATACGCCTGTAACTTGTAATTCATTCAAATAATCGTCGATAATCGACTGTTCAGAAGAGTCTCTTTGGAACAGAACTTTCCATATCAAATCGTTCCAAGTAGTTGTAGGATAGGGTGCAAGAACAGCATCACCCGTTACCAACCCATCCCAATAATAGCTTCGTTCAGTCATTACAATAATCCATAAAGTGTGAATTTTGTGCCTGTCGCAAAGTTACCTGCGCTTGCTGTAGAAGAATAGAGGTCAATTTCTGTAATTGCGCCTGTATTCAACCACATGCCGCCATTAAGCTCTACGTTAAAATTTGTGGTCGTTGTATTATACATTCTACTTGCTTCGCAAACGACATTCTTGAAAAAGACTGTATCTTTATAATTAGCAATCATAACGCGTGCTTGTCCAGCGTAATTTGCTATCCCTGATGCAGCCGGAACAGTCGAAAGGTCAATATGGTTAACTGACCCTGCTGCGATTGCGCCAGGTGTCACTCCTGAACCACTAACTCCCTGAATATGATAGTTAGTTCCTGTATCATTGTTGAATCGAATGCTAAGTGCTGCTGTGCTAAGTGCGCCTGTAAATCTTGCTTGACCAATAAACATCAGATGTTTATACGTTGAAGGAATATTGGCAAAAGTAAGAGTCGCGCCCGTACCATCACCTTCAACAGTTTCAATCTCAAACATTGCAGGCGCAGCTTCACTTGCCAACGGTGTTCGAGCATACTCCCGCTCATCAGTTATCGTAATCGTTCCTCCCGTTGTAATACTAACTTGCGCAATTGGCAAATCCCACGTTACCCCGTCGTTCTGTGTAATAGCTGGAACACCCGCGCCTTCTACACCTGTAATAATCGTAAATCTCGCAGTCTGCGCCGCCCACGACTTCCGCAACACTACTCTATCGACTCTGGTTGCAACTGCTGGTGTCGTAATCGTGTCACTTACAGCCGCATCAGCTTCATAAAACTTCCCATCCACCAACGCCGCGCCTGTATCCATCTGAATATCGTTACCAGACGGGTTCGTGACTGCTAACTCGTTCAGATGTCCTTCGATTACACCTTGCGTAGCTCTGTTGCGCTGAAACAATATCCGCCATAAATCGCTAAATTCGTCATTATCATACGGAGCGATATTCGCGTCCCCTACGCTCAGACCGCCCCAAAAGTAGCTTCGTTCAGTCATAGTTATATTTTCCTTTTATCTGCATGGGTTCTGGTCTGGTACAGTCTTAACACTCGGTACTTCTGACTCGCTTGACCCAAATGCTAACCATAATATCTGTGCATCATTTGCGCTAGGGTCACGGTCTACTTGTTCCAACGAAAACCCATCTTCGTTCCACGATAAGAATTCTAACTCATCATACTTTAGGGTATCATGGAAGTAATTAGTATACACACTTCCATCAGTCTCTTCCCAACTGTGACCATTAATCGCAGCAACGCCATCTTCGCTTACACTTCCAATAGATGCACCGATACCTTCTTCATCTACAATTCCGAGTGACATTGCTAGGGTTGCAACTGCACCTCCCGTTGCTCCTAAAATAAACGATGAGAATATTGCTGCGTTTGGTTCAAATCCTGTCTCTTGCGTTACTGTTCCCTGAGTGGTGTTTAGGAAACTGCTACCCTTGACATTGAAATTTCCCGCAATTGACAATGCGCCGAATGAAACTGATGCTCCCGCAATTGAGAAATCAAGTGAAAAACCGTTTGATAACATTCCGTTAAATGCGGCTTCCGCTTCTGTCACACTATCAGCTATTCTAAATATTGAGAGACACCGACTTGCGGATTGGCGACGTAGGGTATTGGTAACGCCAACAAAATCCTCGGATTGTATAGCCGTTGTTCCCTGCTCGCCATCGGTAGTCATAAATCCGAAGCAAAGACCTGCTTGTGATTGTGTTCCAGTATATCCCGTTGCGGCAAAGATAACTACCTTCGGTTCAAACCCGACCGCTGTATAATCCTGTACCGCTGGACTTGCGGGCGCAGCAACGGTTCTCAAATCTGTGTTCGTTATATCATCGCCGCCTAATAGTAGCATATGCAATCTATAATCCGCACTTGGGATGTTGGTCAAATCAAACGTTATAAACCCGCTGCCAATCTCAATAATATTAGCAACAAAATCTAAACTTCCATCGTTATCGACGATGCTAATAATATTTTCATTATTTGAATACCTTGCTCGTGTATCAGTCGATGTGCCACCGTCTTCTGAGTTTATACTCCAACATCGTTGAGTCAAGTCCTCATCGAACATTCCAATAGCGACATTGACATCTGGCGTAATACCGTCTGCGGTATTCTTTGAGCATAGCAGAATCCCACATTTCGGTTGCAACTGTCCGTTTGCTAATCGCACAATCTGTTGTCCAGTTCCTAAACTGGAGTCAAGTGTGAAAGTGATAACTTCTGTTATTAGCGTCATTTTCAAATTCCAACGAAACGGTCAAACCAATGAATAGCAGCTACCGAATTACTATCCGTCAAATTTGCAGTAAACCCAATCTCGTTCACCCCGCCTACTGCAAGCGGACTCGGTTCTAAATGGAACGTCGCAAGGTCACTTTCCGGCGTTACTGTTCCAATCAGATTATTTCCAGCATCATCCACCACCGTTTTTGCGCCTGGGGTTAAACTGATAATAACTGTCCTGTTCGCAACAATCTCGGTGTCTAACTCAATAAATTCCTGCGTTGTGACATTGCTGATAATTGGTCTACGCATCGGGCCAGTTAGATAAATAGTTGGGTAACTCTTATACGTTCCACCGTAGGGTAAATTATTTGCGACTACAAACGCTGCCTCCGAAAACTCAATCGGAAATTCTACCGCAAATTGCAACTCACCACCGCTATCGGGTAATTGCAATTCTAATATCTTTTTATCAGGGTTAAAGAATATTGGGTCGAATGCCATGAATTGTATAACTTCTGTGAACCCAAACTCGTCCCATTCGTTATTGCTAGGAATAGAGAATTCAGGCGTTGACATTACCGACACGCATAAATCCCGTTTTGTTCCATCGGATAGCACTTTCCGCAATATACCCAACTCAAACACACCCACTTGTGTGCGACGATTAGGTCTGATAGCGTTTATCAACGTTGACCTTGCAGACCAGTAATCGTCACGACAATCTTTACTGACCCGATGCAACAATCTAATAACTCGTGAACTTAGCGTAAATCCTAGTGCAGTCGCGCCATCCTGAAACGGTGCGCGTTGCGTCTGGTAATCAATATCAGGCATACCGTATCCACCAGACGCCAAGACAAATTTATCAATCCCGTTGTTGAAATAATACTGTTCCCCATCGGGAGGGATGTAGATGTCAAACTCAATAGGACGGTATCCAAATGTGCGCGGCATTACAATACTCCCATTGCTTGTAACAGTTGCAAATCGTCCATAATGCCGGTCGGGTTCTGCGGCGTAGAATAATTAGCGTTGACTGTAGGGGCAAAGGTGTTACTTGTCGTAGCACCCGCGTTTGAGATATTGTTAACAACTGCCGCACCCGCGTTTACCGTCCTTCCCGCAACTGATGATGCAGAGTTCGCAACCATATCTGACATACCCATAATACCTTTTGCGAACCCACGCATAGTGTTCTCGCCTATTTCCATAAACACACGCGATGGGGAACGGTTTCCAAGAAAATCGTTCACCGCTTCAATAGCGCGTCTGGCAGCGGATACGGCGGCATCAATAACGCTTTGGGCAGCAGACCTTATGCCACTTGCTAGACCTTGTATTAGATTGCGTCCAGCAGTAACAAAGCGACTTTTGAGTCCGTTTACTTCAGCAAGCGCACCGTTTAGCGCAATTCTTATATTCACCCTTCCTTGTTCAAACTGCGAACGCGCTTCCTCCGCAAACCGACTAAATATATCACGCGCAATAATTACTAGCTCGTTCCATATCGCAATTGCATCATTTTTCAACTCAAGCCATATCGCGCTCCAATCCGCGTTAAGTGCTATCAGAATAGTGTTGACAACTTCCAAAAGTGCAGTTAGCACCCCGCCTATTACTGTCAGAATACCTTCTTGCCAGATTAATCCGAGTGCGTCTAACTCCAACTGCCAAGCGTCACGTAATCTCTGACCAGTATTTCTAGCAGTTTCGATAATATTATCCCCATGTCGTTCCCAAATCAACTCAATGTTAGTCGTGAACGTTTGCCAAGAGTCGGACAACACAGGTGCTTGTTCATCAATGACATCACCAACGCCTGCTAAAGCGTCGTGAAGGCTTTGTCCCAATTGGTCAGCGGCAGAGATTGCGCCAGAAACATCGGGTGGTTGTTCCAGTTCATCTTTGAATGCCCTGACATTTTCTGTGGTGACAATGACTGTATCGTCTATGCCGTCAATTGCATCCTTGAATTCCTGAACACTTTTGACGCTACTGGTATCAACTTCTGGAACAAGGTCAATGACAGGTGCAGCCGCATCCGTTCCAGCAATCAGAGATAGAACGTCGCTAAACCCACTTGCTACGTCAGATGCAAAACTGATTGAGTCAGCTAAAAGTTGTAACGCGCCTGCAAATCCCTGAAATATCGGAACTAATGCGCCGCCAATCAACGGTACTAGCGGTTTCAACGCTTCAAATAAGTCTAACAACGGCGGTATCAGCAATAAACCGATGTCAAGTCCGACATCGCGGACAACGTTTTTCAACAGTTGTAGTTGTGATTCAAAAGTTGCGTAACGTTTTTCGGCTTCAGTTGTCAGTGCAATATTTTCACCGAAAGAGTCTGCTGCTGATAATAAGGCGTCATCTAATCTTCCTTCAGCAGCAACTAAGGGGAGAATTGAGCGTAACATTCGTTGTGTATCTTCATCTAAATCTTCAAGAATCAGAGTGGCTTCATCTCCGGCTGCACTTAAGCCATTAATAAACATAGAAAACGCTTCTGCGGGTCTTTCCTGCCACGCTTTAGCAAATTCTTCTGCCGTGACACCAGCAGTTCTAGCAAATATTTCTAGCTTCTCCGACCCTTGTTCACCTAGACCAAAAGCTATTGCGCTACCAATATTTTCAACGCTAACGCCTGTGCGTCGGGAAATCTTTTGAATATCATCCCCCCCTTCAATAAAAGCATCTACCAATTCTCTTACAGAAACTTCGCTTTGATGAACGATAGTGCGTAAAATACCTTGCCACTCTTTGTCAATTGTTCCTGCACCTGTCAGTACAGCCTTGTTCATATCTAAAAGAACACGTTGTACCGCTGTACCACCTGCCTCTGCTTTCGCACCAACTGACGTGAAAGCAGTTGCAACCGCAAGAATATCAGCAGGCGTAAAACCGACTACACGAGCGATGCCTAAAAGATTGTTAGAAAAATCAGTAATTTGAGGTTCTGTTGAAGCAAAATTGTTACCTAATTCAACAATTGAAGAACCCACTCGACTAGCTACATCAACCATTTGTGATTCTGCTACTTGGAAAACGCTGAGAAATCTTGATAATACAAATGCAGCTTCCTCTACTGCCAAATCTGTTGAGACTCCTAAATTGGCGACAACTTCTGTGAAACCAGCTAATGCAGTTTCTGCAACCCCCAACTGCCCCGCGATTTCACCAATACGCGCAAGTTCCTCAAATGGTATCGGGATGCGTAACGCTAAATCACGAAATTGACGAAAGACCTGCTCACCTTGTCCAGTTAATTCAAATAAATTGTTACCTAATCCTTCAGTCGTTTTGAGAATACCGGCGAACGCAGACTCCATACTTGCAGCGGTACGAACGCTATTTACACCGATTGCGGCAAAACCAGCAACGACCGCGCCGACACCCGCGACAACAGCAGCCGCACCGAGCGTAACCGCAGCCAGCGTCCCACTCATAGTTCTGAGTCCTGTAGCTGCTGCGGATGCTGCCGCGCCAGAACCGCCTATGGCGCGTTGCATAGCACCTAGTTGCGCCATGAACTGTCCAAAATTCTGAACAGTTGCTCGTACTCCTACTTCCTCAAATCGTGCCATTATCGTCTCTTAGACTTCGCTTTAGCTCTCTTAGCTTCCGTATCCTGTTTCTTGTTTACTTCGTCCTGCGTATAGACTTTTACTAAATTATTCAATTGGTGAAACGCGATGACATCCGCTTTGAACCATTTAGGATATTCCTCTGTCGATACCCATTTCCATAAGTCGAGTCGCGCCGCGATGCACGCCTGATATTCCTCAAACTTGCTTCCGAAAGATATATGTGGGTCAACACCGAACCTAAGTCTCGCCTCACCAATCGGGTATCCTAAATGACTAACCTTGAAAGGAGTCTCGCGATTGCGCGATTTCCTCCTGCGTCACGGACGACATTTCAGTCAGTTTGCGGATATGTTCAGGCGCGATACCTAGAATGAATTTCTTATAGAGTAGCTTGCGCGTGAATTCGTCGTCGGTGTTCAGTTGCGGGTCAATGACTTTCGTATAGCGCAACGATGCAATCCACTCATCGTTATAAAACTCTTTAGGATATTCACCAATAACTTCTACACCGAATAAAATGAGCGCGTCTGCAACTGCTTCGTCCACTTCTTGCTGGTACGCTTTCATATCCAACTCGTATTGCGGACTGTCGTAGTTGAATTCTTCTTTTTCCGATTTAGGATTGATATAAGTCGGTGGGGTTGGTTGTTCAATTGCCTGCGTCACTTCATAAAGCAGATAGGGGGCGACGGATTTGAAGCGCACACGTACATCGCGTTTGACAGTATTCCCGTCATCATCAACTTCTTTAACAACTTTGATAACGAGTTCATCATCCTCGTTCAGTTGAATCTCGCGCTGTTTAGCGACTTTCGCAGCAGCAGGTGTTTTGCGCTTTGAGGTCGGTTTACCGTTCACGCTTCCCCCATCCGTTTCCTGTTCCTTTGGTTCAGGCAATAATTCGTCTTGCGTTTCTTTCTCAGCAGTTTGCTCAGTCATTGTTCTCTCCAGTTTGAAGAATTTATAGTGGGAGTTCCCCCTAAACTCCCGTTGTTAGTTAGTTATTAGTCGTTTCCAATAGCGATAAACCCGTCCGTTGCATCGTCGCCTAGACCAACCGCGACAAAGAAGTCAGGGTCAAATGCACATACCGCAATTGCATCAATCTCATCGTTCGGCGGGAAGATGCCTGTGTCGCTCGGCAGACGCTCAAAGGATTGTCCACCGTTGATTGATAGATACACCGTGCCGCCAGTTGAGACTGTGGCCGACACGTACATGACACTTGCGGTCGGCATATCAATCGCAGTAACAGCGGTTGGACTACCGTCAAGGACTTTCTGAGTCCAAGTTTCACCACCGTCCAGCGTGTACCAGAAGTTACCTGACGCTGTTCCGATGAACCACTCTTTCCTATTCTTGACAAAGACAGAAATAATATCTTCGCCAATTGCGATAGGAGTCGTGGTCAGAGAGGACGCGAGGTCGTTGTTGATAACTATGATTGCGCCGTCGTTACCAACAGCAACCGCAAACTCCTCACTCAGACCGTAAACGGCGTTCAGAACTGCGACCGTTGCGCTACCTTCGTCGATAGGCGTGACACCTGCGGTCGGGTCGGTGGTGGTGTAGATATAACCCAAATCACCAACGATGTACGCTTTCCGTCCGACCGAGTGAATAGCGTTAGGTTCACCGTTCACAACAAATCCTGTTGAAACTTCGGTAAAATCGGGGTCAACGCCTGCTTTGAGTTCAGCAAGCGGCGCGTAGTGCAGCGAACCACTCGCATTACTGACCACTACCACGTAGCGGCCAACACAATCAACTTCGCTAGGGTCTTCCGCCGCGTCCAGACTGTCGATGTCATGTGCTAACCACGTCAGTCCTTTGTCCAACGAGTACACGATGTCTGCCGGTGTGGACGGTGAACCGCCTGCCGCATTGGTAATAGCGATGATGCGCTGGCAGCCGTCTGATTCATCTTCGCAGTCGCCGCAGGATTGATTGTCGCAAATCACTACGTCGATTACACGATTAGTAACGGCAGACGGGGTACGCGCAGAAACCGATAGCGGACGGAACTCGTAGAACCGCGCTGCTGAGATTTCACCAGTTTCATCAACTTTCCCCTGTTCACCAGGTTCTAATGCGCCGAGGTCTTCTGTCGAGTACGTCTCTAACTGCACATCTTCAAAGATAATCGCTTTGACATAGTTCTCAAAGATGGACGGGTCTTCGCATTTACCAATGTGCAACTGAATATCTGCGGGGCATTTCTTAGTCGCAAGGTCAATGAGCGCCGATTTGATGTCAGCAGCGTAGTGACTGATGAGCGACGTTGTTGGACGTTCTTCCGCATCACGGAACGAACCTGTCTGGATAAATGACCCAAGTTTCTGCGGGTCAGGGTCAAAGATAGGATTGACCGAACCGATATTCCACGTAATCGGGCCGAGACGCGTGTAGGATTGATAGTCGGGTGTGTGGTCTGGACGCGCCCGACCCGCAATAATCCATGCGCGGTTTAGCGAATTGACCATTGCGTCGCGTTGTGATTGTCCTGTTCCTGCCATTGTTAACTCCTAGTGTCCTGAAGGTGTGATTTACCATTTGTACCGATAATGATTGGTTCTGCGGATAATTGCTTATAAAGGTTCATGATTTTAGGCAACATGACTGCAAGGATGGTGTTGGATAAACGTGTGTTAGTGCGTTGAATATCGTCGATGGTGATTAGATTGCGCTCGGTTAACATATTGTGCAACTCTTTTAGGATTTCGTCACAATTGAGCAACGTAAGGTCGGGTGGGGAGATAGGTAGACCCGCTGTTGCTTCAAATTCAACCATGTCGTCGCGGATTTCGTAACGGCGTAACCATCCTTGCTCGTCGTAGATGTCTACAGTTTTCATTACGCCGCCACCGCCGACCATTGACCAATGCGTTTCTGGTCGCCGCGTCCAGTAAATTGTTTGAGCGTCTTATAGGCACGTAGTTCGCCAAGTCGCGTTCCAAACGGATTATCTAAAAGTGACGGTTCGACAAAGAATGTGCTTCCACCCTCAAATGACTCGCTGTGGTCGCGCTGCAACATTTTCATCCGTTGCGCAACGTTATTATTGGCGTTGAAGTCGCAATCTAATCGTGCAGTCGCAAGATAGGCAATAACGTGAGCAAGTTGGTTATCTAATGAAAGCGGGTTGCAGACCGTCCCATCCAAATATCGTTGCGGAAGGAAACCAGCGTAGTACCACAGTTTCACAATATCTGGTTCGCGTCCGTTTCCGAGTGCTGAACATACGTTAGCATAATTGACCGGATTCCAGACTTCTTCAACAGAGTCGTATTCTGCTGCTGAAGTCGATACCAGTCCCATGTGCGGATTTTTAGGAAGCAGACAGCCGTCTTGTGCAACGTAAGAGCAGGTTTCGCAACCTGTATTGCTACAATTTGTGCAAAATGTTAGCTTTAGATTAGGTTGGCGTTCCCACAGGAATTGTGCAGATGCTTGCGAAAAGTCGGTAAATTCACGGTAGACTTCAACGGAGTCGACGTAATTGGCAATGTCATCCGCGTCGATAACAGGGTGGTCGTCACCAATAGGGATTGCGTTCTGCAAGTCGGGGTCTAGGAACAGCCAGCTATCAGCAACGATAACGAGTGTTCCGGCAGTAAGCGTTTTGGAACGAAATGGACGTATCTCCCACACGGGGTCAGCAGATTTACCTGCAAAGTAAACCTTTGCTTCACAGACGTTGGTGATGGTCAGTCCCGTAATCGTGATAGTGACAGTTTCGTCAAACCCGTCACCATCCTCGTCTGAAAACACCATTTCAACAGCTTTGTTGGCGGTATCCAGCAGAGTCGTTGCGCGACGACCACCTTGTATCACTTTGCCCCATTCTGTACGGACAGCCTTCTCTTGGCCGCGTAAATCAAGTCCGTCGCCAAACGCATATTTCAGAAATGGACGCGGGAAACGTTTAACTTCTTGCGAAATCCATATAGGAGCAGGCCACCATCCGAGATAGGTAGCAATGTCATGTTCTGCACGATTGATAGCGAGTGCAAGTGTTTCGCGGCTCAGTTGTGAATGACCCTGATAGTCGTATTGGAACGTGATAGGTTGCTGCGCGTTGGCAATTTTGAATATCTCGCGGTCATCTGTTCCGTGTCCGACAGCTTGATTGAACGCAAGCGGGTTTAGTCCCATTATGCGAGCATAGGTGTCTAGAGGTAGAAGGGTTGGTGTGTCTGCGCGGGACATTAACTTAACCTTGTGATAGTAGACTCAAACAAGATAACGATTGTGGACAGCGATAGTGTATAAATCAACCATTCTACGGGGTCTGTAGCGAACAGGAGCGACGCGAACGGTGTGAACCACAGGGAAGAACACCATACGCACAGAATTCCCTTAGAGACGGTGTTCGTTCCGTAGGTTTCCGATTTGTCGTCATAGCGCACCCCAACGTAGTGCCTGATGCGTAGGAAGATGTTAAATAGACCGTCCTCACGCGCTAAAAGTGAGGATATGCGCCAGATAGCAAGTGCGGTGAGTAAAAAGTAGAAATAGAAGTACATAGTAGTTAATCAAAAACTGGCGGCAAGCATCTAGTCAAAGACGCAAGCCACCAGTTCGATAGCGAACAGCAATATTCAGTTAGATATATTCTACAACATTCTTGAATTTATTGCAATGTTTAGGGTATATCTCGTGAGTAGCAAGAACTCATTTTACACTTCCTCTACAACCGTTTCTGCGTCACGTTGGTCAATTTCAAGCGCGGTGATAATCCCCATTGCGCGGACTTCACCGATACCTGAATATTTCTGCAATCCTTCTACTCCCAACGCAAGCACTTTCGCCTTCGTATCAACACCGTCTGCACGTAACATATCGGCGATTACGGGAGTGATACCTGGAAGTTTGGTCAAGTCGATTGGTTCATCTGCGGACGCGATGGTGCGCGGTTCGGGGTCAATTTCGTCCTTTACCGTGTCAGTTTCCTCGTCAATGATGCGTTTAGGGTCGGTGTCTGCAACGGGTGCGATATGGGATAGAAGGTCATCATCGCTGATTTCTGCAATAAGTTGCGCTGTAACGTGTTCTGTAACAGGTTGTTCAGCAGGTCTGTCAAGGATAATTGGCTGAATAGGCTGCGGTGCGGCGGGAATATCAACAATGTCAGGTACGCCTTCGATAGTCGTTTCCTGCACTAGACGGAAATATTGCGGAAGTGCTTGTGCGTCTGCGTGATGGACTAAGAAACGCTCACCGCCTTGACGGTATCCGTAGTCTCGTCTAGTAACCGCACCAACAACTTTGTGATTGCCGCGATTAGGATGCGTGTAGTCATACATTCCGTAGTTGTCGTCTTCTTTACCTGTCTGTTGCTGATTAGTTGGGTTACTCATAAGTGACACCATACTTTGTTCCAAATTGATAGTTTGTCGTTTGGGGGTGGGACATTTTGCGCACGCCATTTTTTCTATTCCTTGTAGTTGTGACCAAGCATATTCTAGCATCTTGGTCGCGTTCTGTCTACCTTCGTCGGTGTAGAGTGATGCTAATTCGCGTCGTTGTCCGGTATACATTCGGTAAACGATAAGTTGTTCGGGGAGTCGGGTGTAACAATATCCTTTTCGGGCAAGTGACCAATGGTAGAGTACGTCCTCAAAGGTCTGCATTTTCTCATCGAACCCGCCTATTTCATCGTGCCAGACTTTCGGGACAAGACAGGTAACTAGACACCAATGGTACAGGTCGCGGTTGCCTGAGTCGCCTTGCGCCTGTGCGCGGTCGCAGTCATAGTCTGCTGAACGTCCAGCAATGACCGCTTCCTGCGTTTTCTCAATGTAGGATAGCACGTCTTGTTGCGGAAAGTCTTGCAGACCTTCAGGCGAGACGATAATCTTATTAACGTAATCGGTATAGATGATAGATTTATACTCGCGCCAGTAAGTTAGGGACTTTAGCAGAAAGTCGGGGTGTAATGAGTCGTCCGCGTCCAGAAATACCAGAAACGGGGCGCGTGCGTGTTTTGCGCCTAGATTACGTGCTGCACCTGCACCGATGCGTCCGTAGCCTGTTGAATAAAATTTTACAAACGGATACGCAGTTTCCAATTCGTCAGGAATGAGTACGCCGTCAATGACTACGATGCACTCCCACTTACGGTAGGACTGCGCTTCCACCGAGTCTATCGCGTTGATAACCTGCTGCAAGTGACTTATTCCTACAGGAATGACAATTGACACAACTGGCTCGTCATACTGTCTAACAGGGTGCGAAACGCCATTGACCGGAGTGGCACGACTGGCAAATGGGTGACGGCGGTCACGCGAAAATGGGTGCATAGATAGCCATTGCGGTTCTAGCAAATTCTTGTCAACTGACCCATCGTTCCATGCGCGGGACACTCCGCCAGAATTGAGTGAGTACAAGAACAGTCCCGCGTTGGTCGCTTTTTTAGCACCGTAGCCGAGTGAGACAATACGTGTCCAGAATTCTGCATCTTCCGCGCCTGCACCTAGTGGTGCGTACCGTTGCCGATAACCGCCTGTGCGCTCCCACGCTTGACGTTTGAACACGTTACACGTAGGTATCTGATTCTGACCACGTAGATTGTCTGCGCCGCGTGGAGATAGTTGTTTGTCTGCGTTGAATTCTTCCGGCCATTGTGACAATTCCTGCCGTCCATCTTCGTGAACGGTCATGATGCCGGTGTAGGTGATTCCGAGTGAACGGTCGGTGCGGAACGGGTCTATACACGCTTCCAGAAAACGGGGTTCGAGCGCATCGTCAGCGTCTAAGCAACAAATAAAATTAGACTTTGATAATGAGATACCTGTGTTACGGGCATGAGCGACACCTAAATTCTCTTGGTAGACGTATTCAACGATAGCGTGTTCGGATTGTAAACGTTCCGCAACTTCACGGGTGTTGTCAGTTGAACCATCGTCGACAATGATGATTTCAGTAGGTTGGTGCGTTTGGGACAATGCAGATTTGACAGCACGTTCTAACGTGTGAGCATAGTTGTAACATGGGATAACAACGGCGGTGGAATAGTAATCGGATGAAGAAATTGCTAGTTTCTTCTGGTAAGCGCGTTGGTAAACTTGCGCAACTTTCTCAACCGCGCTCGGCCAATCCCATTTTTTGGCGGTGACTCGTGCGTTAGCAGATAGAACGTCACGGTGCTTTATGCAGTAATCTAGACCACGCGCAAGGTCTTCAACGTCCCCGACTCGCGCTAAGTAGCCGTTGATACCATGTTCGACCAGCATAGTGTTACCACCATACTTATAGCCTAGAACCGGAACGCCTGCTGCAAGTGCTTCTAGGATGCCGATGCCAAACGTCTCTTTAGTTGTGGATAGATAGACTTGTGCAGATTTGATTATTCGTCTCATAACGTCATGCTGCTGCATCCCGATTGCTTGCACATTTTTCAACGGTGCGGTCTGATTAGTAGGATAGAACGTGATTTTGAACTGTGCGTTGGGGCGTAAGCGTGCAAGGTTGATAACTGGAGTCGGGTCGCACACATCTGCGTTACGATTCTTATTCCATAAGATATAGTCTTGTAGTCGGTAAGAGTGTTCCCATTCTTCAGGAATAATACCGTGCGGAACAACGGTAGGATTGAAACGCATATCATGCTGGATAGTTTCTGCGACCCAATTTGACGGAACGGTGACTTCTAAAGCGTTGCGTAGCGCGTGGACAATGTGTTCATTTGCTCGATATTCCCATGCGGATGCTGGATAGTCGGCAGTAAAATATACTCCGTGTAAATGCGCTATATCCGCATCTGCCCCCGTCATACCTGCATGTACTGCAAGCAAATCATAGCTGGTTGCGTCGGAATTAACAAGGTCGATACCATAATTGGGAAGTAGGCGGAAATATTGCTCAATTACACGACGAATACCTGATTCGTGTTTATCAAAACTATCAAGATGCGGCTTCATCAAGACTTTTAGATTAGACATTTATCCATCCACCAATTTTCATCAGATTCGTAACCTAGCAACTTCAACCAATCCCACCATAAATCATGCGTTTGCTTACGCTGTTCAGGATTGAATTGTTCACACCAATCACCTGAACGTCCTGCACGCATAGATTGATTCTGAATTCCAGCGTTATAGGTTTTGCAATTGTCACCTAAGTATGAGATTAGGCGTTTGCGTACTGCAAAGGATTGTCTATGAACCACACGCTGCAACGGTTTGGTCGGTTTCAAGTCAAGGATGAACATGATGATTTTTAGATGTCCGACCGTGTTCCTTTGCAACTGTTCGTAGCTTACCCACGTCATGTTCTCATATTTAGTTTCGTACCAATGCTGCATGAAACGCAACCACGACCAACCTTTTAGATGTTTAGGGTTTCCGTGTCCGATGCGGTCAATCGCGTCCTGTAACGTTGTTTGCCAATAGTGGGCGAACGATACTGCGACATCACGCGGGTCACGATAGACGAACACGATTTTTCCCTCAGACGGTAGTCGTTTTAAGTGACGCTGGCGGATAATATAGTTTCCCCGACGGTCTAATCCTTCGTCCGCAATAGAAACCTTGCCGCCACCTGATTTTACAGGACTGTCTAGCGCGTCACCTAGTAATCGTGACATCCAGACGTTACCGGAACGCGGATAGCCTACGACATGGATTTGTTCCTTTGACATCTGTCTAGCGCAACTCAAACACGATAAGACTATCCACTAACGCTATCTGAACATGGTCTTTCATCATATCGTCAGTTGCCTTCACCACGCTTTGCCACATAACAGGGTCATAGTCGTGAATAGCAACGATACCTTCGTGTCTGATGTGCGGTGTCCACATTTCGATGTCTGCTTTGCATCCTTCATAGGAGTGGTCGCCGTCGATAAATACCATATCTAGTTCAGGATGGATACCAAATTGGTTAGCGTGTTGTTCCCAATAGAGTCCAACGTCGGGACTGTTACCGTGTATAGTGAAATAGCGGTTTTCTTTAACCATTTTGTCATGTAAGCCAATTTCTTTCAATGCGTTGATTTCTGCAACTATACAACCAAGCGGGGAGGCGTCAAAAGTTTTATCAACGGTGATAAGAGTTACGTCGTTGCGGGATTCCGCAATTGCCGTTCCTGACGTGCCACCACCTGCGCCCAAATTGGCTACAATTGGATTAGCGGGCAGGGATTTGACTGTGTGAATAAGTAAGTCAAGTTCAGGGATATGTAAATATCCGAGTGCGCGTTGTAATTCGTAGGATTTAGTTGTCATTGTTATTCCCAAACACGGTATGAGGAATAAAATTGATATAACTCCTCATCAAGTATTTTAGTAATCGCGTCTAAATGTCTGATAGCCACTTTGGTTTTGATAATTCTTCCCGAATTCATGATAAAAGTAATCTCGGCACTTTCTGGCAATTTCTCTCGTATACTTTTATCATCATCAGGCGCTAGAAAATAAGGACTCGGAAAATCTGGAAAGATATATTCACTAATATCTTTCACTCTAAGTTTATGATAGAAATTCTTTTTTTTGCTACTTGCATTTTCTATGGTTATCCATTTGACCCTTGTCTTTTTGGGTTCATTTAGTAATTTTGACAATTCTGAATATTTCAAATAACCAAACTTTTTGAGAATTCTTTCAATCATCACAAACTCCTAATCAGGTTTATTGTTCGGTCGTTCGTGCCAGGGAAAATCAACAATTTCCGCATTGGTCGGAATCCATTCTTTTACCTTTGAGCGATGCGGTTCTTTTATACCGTTGACATTCACGTCTTCAGTATGGTCGCGCATCCCATTAACAAAAGTGATAGGGTTCTGACGTGTTCCAAGCACAACCATTTCGCTCTCGTTAACCTTGTTCGTTCCGATAGTTTCTACGTCCCAAGGCGACCAGCCAGGTTCTAAAATATCCAGTAACAGTTTCTTGTTCCACAACCCAGGCATCAGCGACATTTCGTAAGGGGAATGGTCAGCTTGCACAAAGTCTAACCAGCGGTAAGTGTCGTGTTGCTTAACTCCACCGGCGTAGAGTCGGTCAGTAGTTAAGTCAACGCGCAGGATAGAACGGTATTGCATCATGTATTCCAGCGCGTAGTCGATGGCAGGTAGGTTCACGTCGCGGGTCAGCCAGTAATCTTCTAACATGATAATGACAAATTGCTGCGGGATGGAATGCAGGTATTTTATCAAACCGTCTGTCCATAATTTGCGAGGCCAACCGCCGTTATCGGGTAGCGAGATAGGACGTGGTTGGAAGTTGGGAGGTAGATTGCTGATGGGTGACTCGCAAAGGACGTGGACAAGTGCGGATGCAGACCAATGAGTGTTGAATAAGTATGCAGATGGTCGCAATGCCCACGCGTATTTGTCACAGGTGGTGACGATGATTTGTAGGTCGGTGTTTGTCATTTTGTGCATAGCCAGATAGTGCGATAGAATTTGTCCTCTTTGACAGGAGTTTTACCGATTACCTCTAGTTTATAGTCGGTGTTCGTTCTGATAAGTTCCAGCGCATCTGTATCATCTTTTATAAAGTCAAATCCGTTGCCATCGCCAGCATATTGAAATTCAAGGACAAGCGTATCAAAGTTGCTGTGCATCCATTTCAAAGCTACATGTGGGTCGTCAAGATACGGTAGGACGCTAAAACAGAACGCAATTTCATATTTCGGTTGGAAACGGAAGTCCTCGGCTATTGCAGCATTTAGGTCAAAGGATAGGTTTTTACCAACACCACCGAGAACGTTATTTGCAGCAATAAGCATACGGTTGCCGATAAAAATAGATGGGACGTGGATGCGCGACGGGTCTTTATCAACGCCTTGAACGTGTTGCGCTCCCGCTTCAAATGCGCGATGAAGGAAGTCGCCTGTTCCGCAACCTAAGTCAATGACATTCTTGCCCTGAAAGTGAACAGTTTGTTGGATAAAAAACCACATTGCTTCTGCGCGAGTATTGGTGTCGGACGGGAACTTGAAATTATTTTGCAACAGTCCTAGTTTCCACAATGCGCGGGGGTCAGCTTTACGAACGTCATCCAGGGACTCGACGGCAAGGAACACTACGCGCTTTTGTGGATTGGCGCGTCCGTAGATGTCAACGAATGAATGAAACGCATCATTATTGTCTGTCTTAACGAGGATGATGTCGCCGTCATCGGCAGAGATAGTTACCAAGTCGTCTATTTCAGTCATTACGCGCTCGTAGTAGCTCTTGCAACTAAACGATGCACCAATTCACCCATTAGGGTTTCATCAGTCTTACCCTGTTTATCTGGCGCAGAGTCATATTTCCAACGGGACTCCGCGAAGTCAATCAGATACGGTTTATTGTTACGGATAATAACCGCCTGCTCAGTGATGTCACCGTGCCTGACAGAACGGGAACTTAGCGCGTGTAGCAATTTAGCACAATGGTCACGGAATATAGACCAGTTGGTAACAGGTTCGGACTGTCCCAAGTCCTCTATGCGTAGAGTATATTTGTCATAGCGGTCAAAGCGTGGGACGTAGCCAGAGGATTGCATGACATTAAGGAACGCCACTTCGTTTTCGATGAGATAGGGAATGGAGCGTTTTAGGATATAGATGTAGGTATCTGTTCCGTTGAACGCCTTAATCCTACGAACAATGCTGATACCATTGTCAGACAATTCCTGAAACGTATAACGAATGCCTGACAATGGTTCAGGAATAGGACGTAGATTTTCGTTGTCAAATTGTTCAACTAATGCTAGCCAGCGGTGCATGATTAACGCAACTCAGCGAAGTATGGGGTAACGTCCACGATGTCGAAAGGCCACTGAACACCGTTATAAACATTCTCTTTCCGTGCAGTCGCGCCAAACTTCTTCAACATAATATGCAGATGCGAACCTGTTGAGTTCCCCGTACTGTCCGCGAACCCAATAACCGCGCCGCGTTGCACAACATCGCCCACACGAACTTTAGCGGGTCTGATTAGATGAGCGTAGGTGACTTCGTAGGTGAAACCTGCATGTTTGAACTCGAAACGGACAGACCAACCGTAGGACGGATGCTGAGTCTGTGTATCGACGCGACTGCATTTCATATCCGTAACTGCGAACAGTTTGCTATCCATCGGTGCGGCTAAGTCGAGTCCGCCGTGCGCAGGAAGTCCGAATTTGGAATAGATATGTGCATTTACGCCGAACCGTTGGGTCACGCGCTTCTCGACAGTAGGCCAGAGCAGGGTAAGTTGGTCAGGTTCTGGAACGGGTTTGGGGTCAGGCGGCACTTGGGGCGTGAACGCAACATCAATAATATTTTGATAACGCTCAGGGTCGGTGGACTCGCGTAGAACGTGAACTCCGAGGTCGTTATCTACAATTGCGATGAAACCTTTGTTAGCCATTTGATTACTCCTGTCAGGTTCGGGAATAGGTTTTGAGTTGGTCGGGATAGATACACCGATAGTGACTTTTTCTGCACGGATAAATGCTACTCGTTCCTTTGTTAGCAACGGCCACCACGTTATTGTAGGGTATCCGTTTGGCGCATAACCAGTTGCGGGTAAATTATCGGGCGCAAGGATTTTGCCATTGTCGATGGAAGTTCCTAGACAAAATAGCCAGCGGTGAGTGTCGGGGTTAACTTCGTCAAGATTGGGCGGACGGTCTTTGATGCAAAGAGTTTCGATAGGATAAGCGTTGTTTTGTTTATCGCCAATAATTTTGACATAGTTAGCAAGATAGACACCGCCTACTGTATAACCGCTTCCGGTCGTGATTGCTTCCGCTTTGGGATTGTCACCTAGCTCAACATATTTCTTGTGGGATAAGTGTGAGTTTGCTGCACGATTGAATAAGACGGCAGCTAGTCTGCGGATAGCTTGTTGGGAATTGTTCTGTCCATGACGGTTATTTAGTTCGATAAGCCATTCTAACCACTCATCGTTATAGCGCGGTGAATTGCCGCCACCGTTGGGCGTGGACATAATCTCTATCGTCATTGGATAAGGATAGTCTTTCTTCTGCGTCCACCATGTAGTATCTTTGTGACGGGTAGTTACGGGCTTACCAGTCTTTCCGTCTAGCCAGTATAACGAGTCGTGGTTGGTGCGTGCGATTTGTTCCATTATTCTTTCTCTTGTGGTTTAGATATGACAGATTGTAGCGCGACTAATCGTTTCTTACGCAAACGCAACGCAACCGCTTCACCATATAGCCTAGCCATCCCCGAAGTTGTCCATGAGATGCGTGTCATTTTGTTGTCGATAACGGGAGTATAACGTTTGTCGCCTGCGGAGTTCACTCGTTTGACAATGTAGAAATAGGCGTGACGGTAAACGATAGTCTCACTTTTTAGGGTCATTGATTTTTACCAATGGGACACGCGCATCGTCGCGCTCAATTTCGTTATTTATAATGAATTCAGCTTGACCCGCAAATGAGCGTCTATTCTTATCCGCAAGTTCCTGAAGACGGTCAGCAACGTCGGAGTCAAGATAGATAGTTTTGCGGACACGCTGTTTATCGTTTGACATGGATAAGTGATTTTACCCCACTTTGACACGTTATGCAAGGGAGTGGTATAATGGGGTTTCAATACCTGCTGGAAAAGCGTCCAGCTTTTTGGTAAATTTGATTACGGAGGTCTATTATGTTTGAAACAGGTCTAGGCAGGATTGTGCATTTTGAAAGCGAGAACGGTGCGCGTGCTGCGGTCATTGTCGAAGTGTTTTCAGATGATTTTGTTAGTTTGCGCGTGTTCGGTGCGACGAATGAAGAGGCCGTTGCTAAATTGTACACGTCGGTCAAGCGTGGGACTGGTCAAGGTGAGTGGCATCCGTATGATGAGTATGATGAGCCAGTTGGTTTTGAATTTGAACCGGCGGATAGTGACTCAACTTCTGTAAG